TAATATTTCTTCTTTTAATGCTTTTACAATTTGTGATGGTGTTGTATGTTCTGCATATCCTGCAAGCTTAATAGCAGTAGACATGTTACCTTGTGCTTCTGAAAATAATACATCTAAGAATTTTTGTTGTTTCTCTGTGAGTTGTCTCATGTTAACACTTCCATCTTCTTCTGGCTTGCCGTAATCTGCTATTTGGATCTTTAGCAGCTTTAGGAAACTTTTTCATTTGTCCTGCACTTCTGGCACAATACGATTTTCTTCTTTTTGCATCTTTACTTCCGGGCTTTACTTTGCCTGTAACGGCTGTTTTTAAATTACCACCAGTTCTTCTATTAATTATTTTTACTGCTTTTTCAGATAACCCTGCTCCTTTGTCAGTAGCACGTTTAAGACCACTCTTGATAGTGATGCCTTTCATAGAGTCTCGTTTTGTTTTGCGTACCTTTGATGTCATGGTGCGTATTGAAAGTGAGGACCGTCAATAAATGGGGTACGTGATTGTGACCGTCTGAGATCTATATAAGCATTCATAGCTTCTTGCATTGTGCCATTCCATTTGGTTATATCATCTATGTGCCATGAAGCTCCCCAACAAATTTTAGCTCCAGTCTCTATTGCCGCTTGTTTCATTGCGTCTGCTATATCATCATACATCACAATATCCCAACTTGGGTCACTGCCATCGTATGCCATTAAATCGACAGCATGTGAATATCCATCTTCTTGCACAAGATGTTTAGACTTCATAGTCTGTGATCTTTTTGCTTCATACAATCTCTTTTGTTCTGCAAGGGAACGGACACCATAAATCACTCCAAAGTCCACCTTACTCAGTTCAATGGCACGTTTAACTGTATCTACCATTGTAGGATGTACACCTTCTAATTTATTTAAACTTCTTCCTGATAACTTAAATGCCATTATTACTCCTAGAATATTACTACTATAAATGTAAACAATACTATTATTGCCATCATACTATTTAATAACCAACCTAATCTCATTTTTTCCTCATGTTAAATAATTTACTTGCAGATCGTGTGGCAAAGCTTGCACTTACGATAGCTCCTAAAGCAATCTGATACCACTGTGGCATACCTGCGAGTGCAGTAAAGCCATCTGCTACTATGCCCCTACCCCACTCACCCATGAAGCTCAATACCAAAGGAATACTGAATAGCAAAGTTAGCCATTCGTCCTTCCATGAGCTTTGGGATGCCCTCATAGCAGCTAAGTCCCAGTCAATCTCTCCTGTTGCTTCTTTCATCCTTATAGTAGCTTCAGCCTTTTGTATA